AATCAGTGTCTATTTAACATCAGGACGTGAAGCCCAAAGTTTCCAAAAAATGTATCATAGACCTATTAAAATAACATCGAATCAAGATTTAGGAAAATTGTTTTATAATGTGCTAGGTAAACCTCCAATTTTCACAGCCAAAGGACAATATAAAACTGATAAGAGTACAATGGAATCTTTAAATCTACCTTTCGTTGAAAAGTTATTGGAAATGAAAAAATATGAAAAGGCTAGAGGCACTTATTTAGGACAATTTTTTAGAGAGATTGTTGACGGTAGAATACATCCATTTTTTGATTTACATATACCCATTTCATATCGGGGTAGTTCATCCCGTCCAAATTGGCAAAATATGCCCAAACGAGACCCGGAAATCGGTAATTTAATTCGCAAAGGAATTACACCATGATAAATTTAAATAATGTATTGGTAGAAGCCGATTTTGGCGGGGCAGAAGTAATAACCTCCGCCAGTTATCATAATGATCCAACTTTTATTTATGATGTGCAACATGGGGATATGCATAAAGATTTGGCGACAGAATTATGGAAGTTGCCAGAATCAATGTTGATTGCTCGAAATTACAAAACCAAAGCAGAAAAATTAAAAGCCAAAATGATCCGATTTTTCACTAAAAATAATTGGACATTTGCACAGTTCTATGGTGATTATTTTGTATCATGCGGTAAAATGTTATGGGAAAATGTTATTGATGCTGGATTAAAATTACCAACTGGTCAGACTGTTGAAAGTTGGATTAATGACAAAGGTATCTATGAACTTGGTGAATTTATAAATGGAGAAGTTACACCAGGAAGCTTTCTTGAGCATTGTAAAAACATAGAAAAAAGAATGTGGGAAAAGAGATTCCCTCTTTACTCTAAATGGAAAAAGGATATTGTCGAATTTTACAGAGAATATGGATTCATTGAGAATCATTTCGGGTTTCGATTTGTTGGATATATGAGTGATAATCAATGCTGTAATTTCCCAATACAATCTTGTTCATTCCATTTATTGGTTCACACCCTTATCAAATACACTAAATTTCTAAAAAAACATAAACTAAAAGTCAAAATAATTGGTCAAATACATGATTCTATAATATTAAGCAGTCATATAAAAGATGTATCATTCGCTCTTAATGGATTAGAGAAAATTGTTAAAAATTTACAGGCTGATTTTAAATGGTTACCGATACCAATGGAAATGGAATATGAATTATCCAAAACAGGTAAAGACGGTGGCAATTTTGCTGATATGACTGAATATGATTTAAAAACTATTAATAAAATGTACGGATAACACTGTACTTATATTATAAATATGTTATAAATATAATATAGTGATAATAATTGTTGACAATCATATTTTGTAATGTTATCATGCTATTTAGACTTAAAGGAGATAAAAATGAGTAGGGGCAAAACCATATCAATAGTGATACCAGATTCATTAAAAAATGAATTACAACGAGCCGCAGATAAATTGAGCATTCCACGTTCAAGGTATATAGCAAACATACTATTAAATTGGAAAGAACAACGGCATATCATTAAAGTTTATAAAATATGTGATCATTTACAAAATGGGAAATATTGTGATTTTTTTAAAGCCCAGTGTGACTATTTGTTAAGTGAACAATCATCTTGCCATGGATATTATCCAAAGGAATCCGCATGAGTTTGCAACATGTCCACCGACCAAAAACATTTAAAGATTTTGTAGGTAACAGCGAAATAATTGAAGCTGTACAAAACGCAGTTGCTAAAGATAGTCCACCACCGGCATTCTTATTTACTGGTGGGGCTGGAACAGGCAAAACTTCCATTGGTAGAGTTACCGCACGTGCTTTAGGATGTGACCCAAAACATATTGATGAAAAAGACAGTGCCGATGATAGAAGTATTGAAAGTGTCCGTAAAATGAAAACTGATTTGCGGTTTACTCCTATGGTTGGTGAGAAAAAAGTTGTTCTTTTGGATGAAGTTCATCAAATGTTAAAACCATCACAAAATGCATTGTTAAAAGTTTTAGAAGAACCACCTTCACATGCTCACATAATCCTATGCACAACTAATCCCGAAAACTTATTAGATACCATTAAAAGACGTTGCCATATATATCAATTGTCTTATTTAACTGTGTCCAATCAACATAAATTATTAAAACGAGTACTGAAAAAGGAAAAGGTAAAAAAGTTTTCCCCAAAAGTGCTAGAGAAAATTGTTGAATTAGCAAATGGTTCGGCTGGTAGTGCTTTGAAATATTTAGATATGGTGATTGATTTTACCAACACTAAGAAAGCTTTAAACACTTTAAAATCTGCTGGAGCTACTCAATCAGATGTTGCAGCATTGTGTAGAGTCCTTTGTAATTCAAATATGAGTAAAAAGAATCGATGGTACCAGATACAAAGGTTATTAAAAGATTTTACCGCAGAAGCGGAAACTTCAAGACGTCCTATTTTAAGTTGGTTATCTAAAATCTTAATGAGCAGTGATTTGGATAATGGGATGGAAATATCATTTATGATGACTCATTTTGAAAAAAACTTTTATGATTCAGGTATGTCTGGATTACGAGCAGCTTTTTTTCGAGCGTGTTCCGAGATAGAGGATTAATTATGAAACGAAAAAATCAAGATTATGTAAAAGATATAAGGATAAATGAACATGATTTAGAATCAGAATGGATTAATCAACCATCTATGATGATGGAATACAACGATCTTTATGCGGTTGCTATTTTTGAACGAGATGAGTTAAAAGTTAAACTGGAATATACAGCAGCACAATTGGATGCAGAAATCCGAAAAAACTATGCTAAATTTGGATTTGATTCTAAACCAACAGAAGCAGCAATAAAAAATACTATTGTTTGCCGAAAAAGATATGTTGATGTTATGAAAAAAACTCTTATTGCAAACAAACAAGCTAATTTAATGGCTGGGGTACGCACAAGCTTTGAACACCGCAAAAAAGCATTAGAAAACCTTGTCACATTGAAAGTAACAGGGTTTTATTCAGAACCCCGAAATAAAGCTAGAGATATAAAAGAAAAAAAATTAACCAAACACCATACACATAATAAGAAAGTTCTGAAAGGGGGTAAACGTAAAAATAAAATTGGAAGTCAAAAGTCAACTGGCTTATAAAAGCCCAATAACATTTACTAGATAAAAGGAATTTGTATCATGGGATTTAGACAACGTATGAAAAAAAAGAAAAAATCATTAAAAACAAGACATAACACACCAGCCAAACAATCAGGACGGTATCCAACTTTCTTTAAAAAGGATAAAATACCGGCTGGTATAGGATTCTTTGTATCAAAGGAAGGGGAACACATCATTGACATTATCCCGTTTAAAGCTGGGCCTGATATGCCATTTGGGGAAGATGATTCACCTGTCACAGAGGAAGGCGAACTTGATTACATCCTCGATTTAGAAGTTCATATGAATATTGGTAATATGAAAGAGCCTTTTATTTGCCCATATGTGAATTTTGGACAACCTTGCCCTATTTGTGAATACATGAATGAAAGTGGACGTCTTGAGAAAGAAGAATGGACGGCCTTGAAAACAAAACGCAGAGCTGTGTATCTTGTCTGGGTTCATGATTCTATTGACGAAGAAAAAAAAGGGCTGCAAATTTTCCATGCTTCACATTTTTTGATGGAAGAAAAGCTTGAAGAAATTGCCAAAATACCAAAAGGTGGAGGTTATATTGAATTCTCTGATTACGATGAAGATGGTATGTCAATTGCCTGGACCCATAAAGGTATAAAACGGGATACCAGATATATTGGACATAAATTAATTGAACGGGAACGTCAAATACCTGATAAGCTTTTGGATTTAAGTTTTCCATTGGATCAAATTGTTCATATGCATCCAAGCTATGAAGAAATTGATAGAGCCTTTAATGGTGCTTCTGAGGAATCAGAAAAATCTACCCAAGTGAAAAGAAAAAAGAAGATCAACCGGAAAAAATCAAAACTTAAATCAAGAAAAACTGGGAGAAAACTGAAATCCCATAAACGCAAACGAACACGGGATATGGAAATTCCTGATGATGATATCCCGTTCTAAGGATGTAAAATTATGAGTCTAAAACTGAAAAAAGTTACAAGGGGGTTGAAAAAAATGGTTAAGAAAAAACCCCCAAAACAAAAGGATATTCTACTTATCCCTACAGGGTCAACAACTTTGAATTTAGAATGTTCCGGTACCATTGAAGGCGCATTCCAAGCTGGTAAATTAGTTAACCTTATTGGAGATAGTAGTTCTGGTAAAACTCTTGTATCATTATCTGCTCTTGCTGAATGTTCAATTGATAAAAAATTTGATAACTACAGACTCATTTATGATGATGTGGAGGCATCAAATGAATTTGATCTTGGTGAATTATTTGGCAAAGCTCTTTTAAAACGACTTGAATTAAAATATAGGAGTCGAACAATTGAAGATTTTAATGATGCTATCGCACGATCATTAGATGAAAATGTTCCTTTTGTATATGTCTTAGATTCATTTGATGCTTTGACTTCCGAAGCATTTTTGGAAAAAGATACTGACAATCGTAAAAAACGGGAAAAAGGTAATCAAATAACAGGATCATATGGTGATGGGAAAGCAAAAATATTTTCTGATTTTTGTAAAAACAGAATACAAGATTTAAAGGATACAAAATCACTATTAATCATCATATCTCAAACTCGGGATAATATAGGATTTGGTGCCAAATTTAATCCCAAAGTAAGATCAGGTGGCAAAGCTCTTAAATTTTATTCTTGCCATGAAATTTGGTTAGATTGCACCAAGACCATTAAAAAAGGTAAACGTGTTTTATTAACAAATGTTCGAGCAAAAATAACAAAAAATAAATTAACGGGAGATAGGGGGGAGGCTTATTTTCCAATTCTAAGAAACTATGGTATTGATGATTTGGATTCATGTATAACATTCATGATTGATGAGGGTTCATGGAGTGGTCCAAAAAATAGCATAAACACTAAGGGATTTGTCCCTGATAAGATAGGGAACGCTAATCTGCTTAACTATCTTGACACTAATATTGAAAAACAACAGGAATTACGGCTATTATGCCAATCAACATATGAATCCATTTTAAAGGATTTAGAACCAAATAGAAAACGTAAATATTAAGGAGAACAAAATGGCAAAAGTTAGTAAAAAAACCAGTAAGAAAAAAGGCAGCACTGCACCGGCACCATCTACATTGAAAATTGAAAAAATGTTTATTAGGGATAAACGTATTTCAATTAGTTTAAGTCGCGCAGTTGTGGTTGCAGCTTATGGGAATAACATCATTGTTGGCGGTGAGATTTCTCAAAACATTAAAGAAGACCAGGATACATCTGAATTGTTTTCAGAATTGTTTGAGGAATTAGATACAAATCTTCTGGAAAAAGTGGACAATATTGAGGAAGAATTGGAATCCCAAGTCATTGAAAAACTCAAAGATGATGACGATGATGACGATGATGATGACGATGATGACGATGATGACGATGATGACGATGATGACGATAATGACGATGATGATGACGATAATGACGATGATGACGATAATGACGATGATGACGATGATGACGATGATGACGATGATGACGATGATGATGACGATGATGACGATGATGACGATGATGACGATGATGACGATGATGACGATGATGACGATGACCTCACAGAAGATGAAATCAATAAGATGACAAAACCGGAACTCAAGGACCTTGTTGATGAACATGATTTAGATGTGAAAAAATCCATGAAAATCAAAGACATGAGATTGGCAATCATTGAGGAATTATTTGATGACGATGATGATGACGAATGGGA